TACTATAGCAAATAAATTTATTGGTATAATGTCTAGATTTAACATACATGGAGGTTATATAGAAACAAATGGTATAGGAAGGGCAATGTATGATTTAATAATGCCTAAACAACGTAAATTAAAAGGATTTACTACTACACAAGATAGTAAAACACAGATAGTAAGAACATTAATTGAAGATATAGAGGCTACTAACGTTGAATTACCAGGTAAAGAATTAGAACCTGAATGTTATAAAGAATTATCATTGTATACTTACAAATTAAATACAAACGGAAAACTTAGTTTTACTCACCCACCTGGGATTCACGATGACATTTGTGATAGTATAATGTTAGCAAACAAAGCAAGAAATGAAATACAGACAAATAAAATTTATATAGGACGTTCACCACAACAATACAAACCAACTTTTGGAGTTAGATAACATATCTCCTCTTTTTAAATAAAATATTTATTCGTATATGAAGAAAAATTATAGTATAACAATACCTGAGTACTTGTCAATTGAGAAGTATCAGCGATTACAAAATCTAGAGCATTTATCTGATCTAGGTAAATTAGTAGAAACAATAGCTGTGTTTACTGATATACCATCAGATGAAATTAAAACATGGGCATTACCTGATTTAGGTAAGGTTGCAAAAGATTTTAGCAATAAAGTAGATACTAAATCACAATTCTTTCCTATATGGCAACATGAAGGTAAAAATTATGGATATGCAGATATCAGTACAATGACGTTAGGTGAATTTGTAGATTTAGAATCATTATGTAAAAAACCAACTGAGAACTTACACGAGATAATGGCGGTATTATATCGACCTATTGAATCACATAGATTTGATAGTTTAAAGTGGAAGGCAAAACATAATGTTCAATTAATGCAACAGAAAGTTGATAACGTATTTAAATGGTATAAACTAAAAGAATACGATAGTTCAAATAGACACGTAGATTCAGTAATAATGAAAAATATACCTGCTGGATTTGCTTTAGGAGCACTAAGTTTTTTTTTAGGAACCGCCAACTTATGCTCGATAAATACTCTGAACTCTTTAAAAACGATCAAGGATCGAAAGATACTGATAAAGAAACTGAACAAACAAACGTGGGCAGCTTTGACAAGCATTGGGGATGGTTTGCAACATTATACAACCTCGCCGAAACAGGTATACTCAGTATCACAGGAGGAACTAGTATCACTGAATTAAACATTAATTTCGTTTTAAATTACTTGGCAATACAGAAAGATTATAATGAATTAGAACGTCAAGCACAAAAACGAGCAATGCAAAAAAATAAAAACAGAATTAAATTAAAATAATATGGCATGTAATTGTAATAAAGCAGATAAAACGGCAATATGGAAAAGATATAAAGCCGGTATTGATAGACATAGAATAGCAGCACAAATGATGGTTCAACTATCGTTAGTAGATGAATGTATTGAAAATGGTGATCCAAATGTAGCACCTGTTATTCGTACAGAAGCTAAAGCAGCTAAAAACAGAGCAGCCAAATCTAAAATTAACAAATAATGAATTCATTAGAAAGCGTAGTACAAACATTTAGAGATGCTGCTGATAAGCATGAGTATGTAAACTCATTTGCTTTCGGTAGTTTAGATTTTTTAGATTCATCATCACAAAATATTAAGTATCCTTATGTTTTCTTAAGACCATTACAATCACCAGGATATTCTCAGGACACACGATTAAGAATATTATCATTCGAATTGTATGCTTTAGATGTACCTAAATTAAGTAATCAATCACCTGAGGCAGTAATGTCTAAAATGGAACAAGTATTATATGACTTTGGAGGTTATATGAACTGGGGTCCGCCAAGTGATAATCAACAAAAAGGTGTATCATATGATATACAATCAATTACACCTACATTAGAAGCATTTATGGATAGAGTATATGGTTTTGTAGGTACAATACAATATTCAGAATCAGGTATTTATGATTACTGTAATTTCCCTAAGGTATAAATGGAATTAGAAAATCTAGATAACGCACTTATGGATTTCGGACAACGTATAGTTGACGAAATGCAAAATCAACTGTTTGAAAATAAATCAGTTGGTACAGGTGACTTAGCTAGATCAATTACTAGAACAGTAGTACCATTACCTAATAATCAAGGTGAACAATTACAAGTATCATTATTATGGTATGGTGAATTATTAGAAGATGGAGGACCAGCAAGACGAGCAGGTAGAATGCCTCCAGTTAGACCAATTGAAGGTTGGATTAAAACTAAAAAAATACCTGTACCAGCAGCATTTAAATCACCAGAGAATTTTGCATGGGCAATAGCTAAAAGTATTGCTAAAAAAGGAGCTAAAAAATATCCTAAAAAACCATTTATAATGGAATCAATTGACAATGCAGCTGCAAATTTTGGTACAGCAGAAATAACAGCAGCGTTAGAAAAAGATATAATAATAAACATTAATGATGCTGCAGAATCAGCAGGAGCAACAGTAACATAAATTATGGCATTATCAATTGTATCATCACCTTATAAAACAAATGCAACAACAAATAACTTACCTATTGTTGTAACAAGTCCATCTATGTCTATGGCACAATATAGGTTAGTAACAGAAATATACATTCCTCAAAGAGGATCAGCTCCGGTAACTACCGTGAAAACATTTCCAAGCGCATCAGTTGCTATGGTTGATATAGCACGCGTGTGTTCACAATATTTGACATATGATAACGCGATGGAAGCTACTGGTAGTCAATACAGTGATACTAATGCTGCTTATTTTAAAGTAGTAATGGGTGAAGAATATTCATCATCACCTTCATCATCTATAATTTCATATAATGGTTTAGGACAGACAGGTAGTGCAGCATTTACTTGCTCATTTAGTGGTTCAAGTGATAGTATTTTATTACAACCAGCTGTTAATGAGTATACAACTTTAACTTATGATTGGCCTAAGAGTGAATGGAATGAAAGTAGTGGTAATCCATTATTAACAAATAACCCAGCATATCAAACATCAAGTTTCTGGACTAATGGAAATTGGGATAATTTAACAGGTGAATTATTTAGTTATGATTATGCAACAGTATCATCAATAACAGATGCTTTTGATGTAGGTTATGCTTTTGTACATGCAAGATTATATGATAAAACAGGATTATTAGTTTATTCTAACGATACTAGTTTTGGTGATAGTCAATCACCATTAGGACCATTATGTCATTTTGGAATTGGTCCTGCTAATTTATCATCAAGTAATTTCCCTAATGCTATTGGTTCTTTTTCAGCTTCAACTTATGTTGCTAATAATGATTGGAGTAGAATAACATATGAATTTGAAGGGTTTAGTGGTAACTATAATATAGGATTTACACAAGCAAGTTGTTCATTTTATGATCAAGTAATAGATAGTTCTACACCTAGTCTTGCTAATGATTATATAAAAGGTAGAACAAGATTTGCTTTTATAAACAAATATGGGGTAATGGATTATTATAATGTATTAAATCCAGTAAAGAAAACAAGTAAAATACAACGTAAAAATTACGTGAAACCACAATTACCATGGCAGAATATGTCTACAACTAGTGGCGCTGTATTTAACAGTAATTCACGTGGTAAAGACGATTATTATACTACATACGTAGATGATTTCTCAGTAACAACTGATTATATGGATACAGCTACAAGTGATTGGTTAACAGAATTAATTGAATCACCATCTGTATTTATTCAAAATGAAGCAATAGTAAATTTACCAAAAACGGCAGTTGATTTTTTTCAAGAAAGACAAACCATACCAAATGGTTTTGCACCTATAAACATTAAAAATGCTTCGTATACTTGGAAAACAAATAAATTTAGTCAAAAATTATTTCAATACGATTTGAAATGGGAAATGTCTAACATAAACATAGGAAGGTAATGGCATTAACTATACAACAAGAACCTACACAAATGAATTCCGCATATACAAAATTAATGTATAGCGTTATTTCAACTAATAGAGATCAACCACAATTTAAATATTTGTGTGATGTAAAAGACCATAATGGTAATTTAATATCTAGATTAAGACAAGGACAAAACCAAGCAAATAGTGCTATATTTAATGTAGCAATACCTTGTAGAGGAAAATTATATGAAGACGATACATTTTATATTACTGACCCTACAGCATCAATAGGTAAAGGTTCACCTTCAAATATTAAATCATATCAACAATTTAAAGTAGCATTTGGTTGTGAATATGGTACTTCACCTTCATCAAGTGTAACAGTATACAATGGTAAAGGAGGCGTAGGTGATCCTGCAGTCTCAGGTTCAGATTTAGTATTAAATAGAGCAGTATGGGAACCATGGAATGAACAACAATTTTTATCTAGTTCAGCTAACCCAGTTTATCAAAATTCAGGTACAGGAAGTGTTAATTTCTTTGTATCAGAATTAGCAGGTGTAAATTATGTAGATGTTAATTTAAGAGTTAATGGTGCTTATCCTACCGGAGGATTTGGAGGTAGTGGTTCATTTGCTTATAGTGCTTCTACAGCAGCTGATTTAACGACAGGAAATGGATTATATACTATGGATTTAGTTTCATTTGGTGTATCATCTTCAGCACATAGAATGGGTATGGAGGTATACAATATGTCTACTAATCAAATGGTTTATCAAACATCACAAGGAAGTACATTACCAGCAGGTTATGCTTCAGGTAGTGTAGGAGGACCTCAAGTAATAGATTCATATGCTTTTACTGGTAGTTTAAATTGTGTGTATGGTGTTAGAGTAAATGGTATACCAACATCA